AGGGATTCGACCAAAATTGAAGAATCATTCTATGATCGAGATGCATTATTAGAGCAATATTATGAGGATGGTCATATCCGGACAATTTTTGACCGCAACATTGAAGTTGATGAATATAAGGCAGTAAACTATATTGTACAAAGCACAACCGCCGATTTGGTGAATGACCGCGCCGTCGCACTTGATGAGTTTTTACAAGATAAGCGCACGTTTGTGTCACATATCGTCCATGATGAGATAGTACTTGACATGCCCGACGAAGAAAGGTATCTTATACCTGAGATTAAGGATATATTCTCGAATAACAAGCTGGATAAGTTTGTCACCAACCTTAAGGCAGGTAAAGATTATATGGACATTGGAGTACTAAATTTATGATTTCGATAGTTGGAATAGGTAATGCCGCCTCGTCAGTGGTCGACAACTTCAAAACTCAGAAGAACAACTACAAGGTATACCAGCTTGGCAGCAGCTACAAAAACACAAAATATACTAGGAAACTAGAGCATTATGACAAACCAGAGGAATATGAAAAAAATATCCCTGATTTATCCAAGTTTTTTAGTGACATTAGTGAAAATATTCAAGTTTTTGTGGTCGGGTCTTCATATAGTTCTAATTACACATTGGGCATTCTAGAACAAATTCAAGATAAAAACCTGGAAGTATTTTATATCCGCCCAGATGTAGAGCTGCTAACAGGTGTTCCAAAATTATTGGAGAATATGATGTTTGGTGTTCTGCAGCAATATGCTCGCTCTGGTTTGTTTAGTTCTCTGACAATTTTATCCAACTTGGAAGTGGAAAATAGTATTCCCGGTCTGGCTATTAAAAATTATTATGAAAAACTAAACCACACCATCTTCTCATGTGTGCATTATCTAAACTTTTTCAATCATACTGAGCCAGAAATTGGTCAGATGGCACGTCCTGCTGAAATTAACAAAATCCGTTCAATTGGAATTTTAGATGTAAAAACTTTATCAGAAAAATGGCTTTTTGAGCTTGACATGCCTCGCGAGACATGCTATTATATCTGTATCAATCAAGAAAGACTTGAGAAAGAAAGCGGATTACATAAGCAGATTGTCGATCTCCTAAAAGAGAAACCAAGAAATGCATATCGCAAGGTTTCATATGGGATTTGGGAGACACATCTGCACGACTTTGGGTTCTGCGTTACCCACACAAACGCAATACAACAAAATACTCTTGACAAGCTAGAACAAGAGTGATACATTAGGTGTCAAGGAAAGCTTGGCATACTTTATTAAACACAAAAGGAGAAAAACATGTCTATTAATATGGAACTAATGAGAAAGAAACTCGCACAACTTCGTGGCGAGGACAAGGGGGATGGTAATTCCGTATGGTTTAAGCCTGATGAAGGCGATCAAACTATTCGTATTGTGCCAACCAACGATGGAGACCCCTTGAAGGAAATGTATTTCCACTATAATGTTGGAGATCACAAGGGCGGCATTCCGTGCCCCAAGCGCAATTATGGTGAGCGCTGTCCAATTTGTGACTTTGCTTCTCAGCTTTGGCGAGAAGGAAGCGATCAAAATGACGAAGAATCCAAAAAGCTTGCAAAGTCTCTCTTTGTGCGAGCACGTTACTTTTCGCCAGTTGTCGTCCGAGGACGCGAAGCTGAAGGGGTAAAGGTCTACGGCTACGGCAAGAGAGCTTATGAGTTGCTTCTCGGATACATTTTGGACCCAGAATATGGCGACATTACTGATACTCTTGAAGGAACTGACATTTCGTTGGTTTATACCAAGCCAACAACCCCGGGTGCATACCCACAAACAAGCCTTAAGATGCGTCGAAACACATCTGCTCTACTGGAGGACACCGAGGCCATCCCCGCCCTCCTAGACGGCATCCCCGATATTGATTCACTCTTTGAGCGTCTGACCCCCGAACAAATTGACGCCATCTTAGATGAACAATTGGCGAGTGGTGCCTCCGCTGAGTCTCGCTCATCTGAGACAAGCAAATATAATAAATCAGAGCCCGCTGTCAATCCAGTTGATGCAGCTTTTGATGAGTTGATGGCTAATAAGTAGCTTGTTAGACAGCCGCTGGCACCCCGGCTTAGGAATAGGGTGCCGCATATTCTATAAAGAAAGGAGATTATATTATGGAATGGTTAAGATCATTGTTGGCCCGTTGGAAGGTCCAAGTTAGTGTAGTGGCAGGAGCGCTAGTAATTGCTACGGCATATGGATCGTGCACGGTTGAGCCACCGGCAGAGGAAGTGAGCGAAGTCACGCCTGCTGTCGAAACAGTGGGTGAGACCACCGCCGTTGAGGTTTCCGCCACAACCTCTACTGAAGAGGAAAATACCCCCACAACCACAACGGAAACCACAGCTACTGACGCTGTAACAGAGTAGCTGCAGCCGCTAGCAGACCGGATAAAGTCTGCAGCCGCTGGCAGGCCGGTTATAGTCTGCCAACTTACTCACACACACAGGAGAAAACATGAGTGATAACAAAAACGGATACCAGCTCCGTACAGAATTGCTGGGAATGTCAATAGGAATTGTTCAGGAAAGAATCCAAAGACAATTCGAGAATGAGCATCTGAAGCCCGAGGATCAGCGCCGACCGGTGCCGTCCTATACGACTGAAGATGTAATTGCTGAAGCTGAAAAGCTTTACGCATTCGTTCAAAAGAAATAGATAAAAGCCGCTGGTACCCCGGTTAATGGGTGCCCTTTTTAAAAAATAAAAAAATAGTATACAAATTGTATAAAACAATGTTATATTAATATTACAACGGGCGAAAGCCCCACATATGAATAGTCTAACGCGACTTAAAACCGCAATGTCCGAAAAGACACAAAAATATCTACGAGCAGTTAAGCTCAATAACTAAGCGCAGAAAGCGCAGGAGAAGTAAAATGAAAGAGTCAGAATATACTAGACTTACTAAAACCCATGGTCACCCATGGGTCAGAAAAAACGTATTGGATATAGATCTCCAATACATCGAGAAAGAATCTGGTGGAACCCAGGTTCGTCAAGACGGCACCGACTCAACACACGTTGAGCAGCTTTGTCACTCTATTTTAACTTTTGGACAACGCGTTCCAATTACGGTTGAAATTGTTGGAAAGCGAGAGAATGGTACAACCATATATCGCATTGTTGATGGCAACCATCGATATAAAACAATTAAAAAGCTTCATAAAGATAATCCTAATGATGCTGACTATTTTACAATCAAAGTAATTGTAAAAAAGTTTAAAGATGATTATGCACGCATCAAGTATCAAACAGAAGCTAACGCTCATGAAACCCCTGTGAAGGTTTCTACTACCAGCGATGCCCTTGTTGTTATGAAGAGCATCATTGATGTGGGTCTCCCGGGAGCACCTAAAGTAATTTCCAAACTACATGGATCTGCTGGTCGAAACATAAGTGAGCCCTCAAAGTACGAGAAAGATCTTAAGTCAGCGCTTAAAGAACTTTTCCCGGGCTTAAGTGCTAAGCAGCGAGCTAGTGTTACTCGAAACTTGCAAGGTAAAGAATTGCCGGGTAAGTTTGGGCGCTGGACTTCTAGCCAAGCACAAGAGGAATTCATCACTTGGATTGAGCATGATGGCACCAGTGTAAATAAGGACTTCCTACACACAGTTAAGAACCTAAACTACATTGACTGGCAATTAATCGCAAGAGCCTACGCTGCACGCAGCGATGACAAAGACAAGCAAAAGTCTACAAACGAAAACATCGTGATCATGTTTTGGTCTGACGTTACCGGAAAAAATAACTCAGATCTAAATGAGCATCGCCGCAAAATGTTGCACCGCATTAACAAACGAAATAATTCATGGTTTTTAAAGCATTTTGGTGGCAGTCGTGCTAAGATTATTGATCGTGTGTTTATCGCACCACAAAAGCGCGATGCTGCTTGCGAGGAAGTGGGTTTTTGGGAAGTAGAAAAGAACGCAAAAGGTGACTTTTCTGCTCACACGCTACCAACTAGCGGTTGGT